TGTTCATTATAAAATTCTTATTTTCTGCAAATTTACGCTCTTGGAACCATATAAACAACTGTACTACAATATTTTAATTTATAGAACTCCTCTTAAGAGGAAGTAAAATGAAAAAGGTAAATATAAATTCCGGGAAAGTTCAACCTGTTAATAAGATATGGCTGAGCAGAGAAGAGGCCATGGCGTTTTTAGGATGTGCCGATGACTACCTACGCAAAGTTAGGGAGAGTGGGCAAGTATCGTTTTGTCGCGATGGGAGAATGGTATGGTACAATGTAAATTCATTGCAAAGGTACATAGAGAAACATAAAGTGATTTGATCTGATTACTATTTCTTCCCTCCCGTAAGATTCGTGGTAACAACCGGTTTAAGCCGTTGAGGGGAGCTACTTAAAGTTCTTTGACATATTGGTACGATAAAAAGATGTATTTCTGCGAAGGCACGTAAGCGAAGCCAGTGATGGTGGATAGTGGTGGGTGCAAGTGGAACGGAATTGACACCGATAGCAACCGAAGATAAGACGATAACGGTCGAATGGTTGTAAATGTCTGATGGTGGTAAAGCCACGAAGTTGAAATGATTTTACTTTCAGCACGCCAATTTGTCTTTAGCGTGGGAGTATGCTTGGTTAGGCACAAGTATCGCTGAAAGATCTAATATATCCCCTCCCGTAAGATTCGGGGTGACAACCGGTTTAAGCCGTTGAGGGGAACAAACTTATAATTAAAATGACATGAATGAACTAAAACAATTCAAGGATTTGGTTTTTAAACAACATGAAATGACTAAAGATGCATTTCTCTTACCTTCTTCCATCCGTGAGGAATATATGAACGCAAAGCATGCTAAAATGCAGTTTGAGAACGGATATGGAATAAGTGTTTTAAAAGGTACTTTGTTTTACTCCAACGGTATTGATACTTATGAGGTTGCAGTTCTTGATAATAATGGAATTTGCTATAACACTTCAATAACAAATGATGTAATCGGCTATGTAGATGCGGATGAAGTATCTAACATTATGAAGCAAATACAAGAGCTTCCACCAGTGGTTCAGTAAACTTCCCCAAAAATAATATAATGAAAACAGCTAATTTTATCCTGTCTATATTTGCCACCCTATGTTCCTTAGGAATGATTTATGGTGCGATAGTTACGGAAAGTCCTATAAAATCCGTATCGGTGATTATATTTTCCATTATCTCATTATTGTGTGTGAGATTGGTGGTAATGACATACAGAGAGTTAAAGGAATATGAATGATTTTTTCATCTAGTTTTTTTGTTATTTTCATAAAGTTTTTGCTGTCTGTCCGTGCCGGTATGTGAATATAGGTACGGAAATTCACCGTCCATGGTTGGTACTGTCTAAGGTAATAAACATAAATAATTATCTGTTCTAATCTCTACTTTCATTTAACGGATAGTATGGCGGTCCGATTCCGCTGACGGTGGCTGTAAGTTATCATAAGTGATAGATTAAGTCGTTTAGGTTTTGCTCCTGTAGTCTGTGAAGATAGCAGGAGTTTTTTAATTGGAAACAAGTTAAGTTATGGATATAAATATAATAAAGGAGAAAGCCAGAGAGTATGCAAATGGCATACATGGAATTACGCACAAAAGAACAGCATCAGTGGATTTTGAAAAAGGTGCTCAATTTGTTTTGGAATCCATGAAATGGAGGAATGCAGAAAAAGATCCTCCACCATTAGACACAAGAGTGTTTGTAAAGAGTTCCGGGAAATTTGTGAATACCGGGATGTTGGTATTCGATAGTGAGCATAAGAAGAACATTTGGATATGTGGAAATACTAACCGGGCATGGGACATTGATTTTTGGAAACCATTGCCACAATAATTAGATAAACTTAAAATAAATGGTTATGAAGAAAGGTGATAAAGTACGTGAGATAGGTGATACGTTGACAGGTACAATAGTTTATATCGCTAACGGATATGCTGATGTCAAATATCCTAATATGAAAGGTGTATGCTCATTGCCGATCCAATTTCTTGAAAAGGTATGAGAACTATAAGCCAGATAAGCGATGAATTGGAAAAGCTTTATTCAGAGCTTGATATAGTCCAGTCAATGAGTGAGGAATCGGTAAGGCTCACATTCAATGCTGAATGTAAGGGCAAGTATATATCCTTGCTTAATGAAGAAATCGATTCTCTAGAAAACGAACTTGAAGAAGTGGAAAGATATCATGGCAGGAAGCGGAACTTTGTAAGGACTGCGGACCTGCCTTTTTTGTGTTGGTAAAAGCGAACATTTTAAAATTTAAATATTATGCCTATAGTTAAGAAAAATGATGTTTTACCGGAGCGTCCTGTAATTATTGTATTATATGGAGTACCCGGAAGTGGGAAAACCTCAGTAGCTACAACAGCGGATAATCCTTTATTGATAGATTGCGACAGGGGGGCAGACCGCGCAGTACAACGTTGTGATACCATAATGGCTAAATGTTGGAAAGATATTGATTCAGAACGTGAATCTATGAAAGATTACAAAACAATAGTTGTCGATACAGCCAAATCAATGATAGACGATTATCTGAGTCAATATGCTATTGACAATAATTATAAATTGAAAACGAATACTTTAAAACGGTTTGGGCAGATGGGCGAGGACTTTAAAGAGTTCGTCAACTTTCTTCGCTCGAATGGTTCTGACATTGTTTTTATATGCCATGACAAGGAAACGGCAGACGGTGATGTGATAAAGCACTCTCCGGATTGCACAGGGCAATCAAAAGACCTGCTTGTCAGGATAGCTGACCAAGTTGGATATGTATTCATACAAAATGGGAAGCGTTCTATTTCATTTGCACCGTTGGATAATTTTGTAGGCAAAAATGTAGCAGGACTTGGAACTGTGGTAATACCTGATTATGGAACAACCGAGTTTGATACATGTATGTCTGACATTATATCGAAAGTGAAGATATCAATTCAAGGAAAAGGAGAAGCACAAGCAAAAGCTAATGAACAGCTTGCGGCAATACGTGAACAGCTTGCCGCCGCAATGACCGATGAAGATATTCTTGCCTTGATGGAGGCTACAAAACTATTACCTAAAATTATGCGAGTACCCTTCTTTTCTGAGATGCAGAAGAGTCTTGCAGCAAAAGGATTCACTTTCGATCAAGATAAAAAGTTATTCGTGAAAGTATGATACCGCTAATTCGCGTAACAATTTTAGAAGCATTCCGAAAGTACATAGAGCAAAGCGATTATGCCAACTATGAGATAACGGAGCAATCCGTTATTGACAGTATAACAGGCAAGTTCACGGGTAATGTGTATACAAAAATTGGACAGGCATTTCATAAAATAGTGGAAGAAGGTACACCGAAATGTGATAAAGTAGATGCAGGAGAACGTACCTTCCTCCATTATAATAAAGAACAAAAAGAGCCTGTTCCTTGTGGTAGATCCTTTGACATTGAAGGTGATAAAGTGATTATGGATATTGCACAATGCAAGACCGCGCTTTCCTATCGTAACGAATACCCGAATGCTTTTCATGAGATAAGACTGTATAAGGATTTTGGAGATGCTATTATAACAGGATGTGCCGATATGGTGAATGGTGTGGAGATCAGGGACATTAAGACTAAATATTCTTATCCTACCGATGCCGATTACATCAATTCTTGCCAATGGCGATTTTATCTCCAGCTATTCAATTTAGACGTGTTTCACTTTGACTTGTTCATCTTTGAAGGATACGACAAAGATAAGCATGGATATGATGTCAGAGGACTTCCATTGAAACGCTATGAGCCTGCTATTACATGTTATCGTTATGATGGTATGGAGCAGGATAATATGAATCTATTACACTCTTTTTTAGAGTGGGTAGAATACAGAGATTTAACCAAGTATTTATTAAAAGAAAAAATAGAAAATTAATTATGGCAATTTTAAGTGGTTCTATCTGTCTCTCTGATATACCTCGTGAGCAGATGAAGAAAATTAAGTGTAAAGATGGAGTTGAAAGAATCTATGTGAATGTGGCTGTTATCGAGCGCAGAGAGAAATCCCAGTTTGGGCATACGCATTTCATCACTTGTTCCCCTAAAAAGGAGGAACGGGTAGAAGGAAGGAACTATATCTGCGGGGACCTCAAAGAGTTTATACCTCAGAATACATCACCCACCCCAGAGGATATAAATAATGCTCCTAGCGTGTCGGATAATGATCTAGATTTGCCCTTCTGATGAAGTACGATGGCTCTAATCCTCTCCACGTCCAGCAGGCAAGAGCGAAGCTGGAGAAGTTGATAAAGGAACAGAAGGTGTTTGAATTGACGGAAAAGAAACCGCAAAGATCTTTAAATCAGAACAAATACCTTCATGTCTGCCTTGCTTATTTCGGTTGCCAAATCGGTGAAACGATGGAATATGTAAAGCGGAACTATTACAAGATTCTCTGCAACAAAGACACTTTCGTCCGTGAGAGAGAAGACAAGTTTTTGGGTCGGATAAAGTATCTACGAAGTTCTTCTGATCTTGACAGCGCGGAGATGAGCCTAACTATTGAGCGGTTTCGGAATTTTTCGAGTGCCCAATGTGGCATATATATCCCATCTCCAGACGAAGAACGTTTGATTCAGTTGATGGAGATAGAGGTCGAACAAAACAAATTTCATATCTGAAACAATGATTATACGAATTAGTGCCTTTATCATTATGGCAATATCTTTCTTGATATTGTTTTATAAGAATGACAGTGATAATTATATGGCTATCCTGTTACAAATAATAGTATGGCTGATGTTGATATATGCTGAACTTTGCGATATAGAATCGCTCCTTTAGGTTATTATCATGAAACTTACTTTGACAAAACAAGAAGTGCTTCTCATCCAATTACTTCTTCATATTTATAAAAACGAGTTGCCCGATGACGGAACAGAGAAGCATGGACGTTTTGTCGGGAAGCTGTACAAGAAAATCAAAAGACAAATTATTAATCAATTAAAGCAATAAAATTATGGAATCGAATATTTCGCGCGATCATATTGCGCTTGAAGCAATGAAGTGCATGATGATGACAGCAAAACGCAGGAGAACTTTATGGAACAGAGTTGTAACATTGTTTTTCCCATCCAAAGAAGTTAGTATTACAAACTACAACTCTGAAAAACAGGCTAAAGCAGCTTATCAGATAGCTGATGCAATGATTAAGGAACGTAACAAGACAAAGGAGGAATGATATGTATTACGAGGTAAAGTTAAAGGTGATGAAACCTAACAAGGACGGTCTTGAAAAAGAAGTAAAAGAACACTTCATTACAGACTGCTCACTTTTTGCAGAAGCGGAAGCCAAAGGGATCGAACAGTACGCATCCGATAATATGGAATCTGATGTCTTCTCCATTTCACGTTCAAACATCATTGAGATAATCAACGAAAAGACAGAAGACAAACCATTCTTCAAGGCTACCATTGTAGATACTCAGATTGATGAGAACGGCAATGAGAAAGAATTGAAATACTATAATTTGGTTTGCGCAAAGGATTTAAAGGAGGCAAACACTTTGATGGAACAACACCTTTCACAAGGTTTGTCTGATATGAGATTGGATGCGATTGTTAAAACCAAAATAATTGATTTGATTTAGTTATGGAAGAATTTATTTCAGATTGGTTCATTCCTATGGATTTCGGTAATGATATGCCGGACGAAGAACCGGACGGTGAGGATAATTTTAGATTTATTTTCTTATAAACTTTATGCCTGCTCGGTTTGTGAAAATAGGGTGGGCGAATATGGGGCGTAAGCACTGGCTGTGTTCCTTATTATGGATAAGTGCACAATATACGTTGTAAGGGCTTGTTGATTTATGAAGCTTCAATCGGCAAGTTAATCATGATTGCTGGCACTGCCCAATTATGGTTTGGTGGGTTCGATTCCCCTACGCCCCTCATAAATGTGAGCCACACATAAATGGCATGGGTTAATAAATAATGGTTGTGCCCCGGAGAATACGCTTCGGGGCTTTTAATTAAAAAGAGAGAATGAGACATTTAGAAGATCAGCTTCAAAAGGCTATTATTCAATATTGGGATTTTAAATACCCTAAATGGACGAAAAGGCTCCATCATTCTCCCAATGGAGGAAAGCGTAATGCTATTGAAGCTTCCAAGTTCAAGCAGATGGGTGTTCGTGCTGGCTTCCCTGATTTGATACTGCTTATTCCAAATAGATTCTATCCCTTTTGTGGTATTGAATTAAAAGCAAAGACAGGCAGACAGTCAGAGAATCAGAAAGCTTATCAAAAGGAATTTGAGAGTATTGGGGCGAAGTACGTTGTTGTCCGGTCATTAGACGAGTTTATTAAAGTGGTGGATAATTATTTGAAAGATATATGACTTATATAGAACTGATAAATAAGTTTTGGTCTCTTGACGAAGACTGGGAATTTACCTGCTGTGAAACGAGGCTTTATTTTTACTTGCTAAAAACAGCGAATCGTTTAGGCTGGGTGGATAGCTGGACGCGTAGTGATACAAAGGTATCATCTGACGTGGGAGTGTCGGTCAACTCAATGAAATCAGCACGTAACAGATTAGTTCAGGCGGGTCTTATCACATTCAAATCAGGCGGAAAAGGACAACGGGATAAAACAAGGTATCAGATTAGCTATCAAAATTTGACACCTAAAGTTGAACCTAAAGTAGTACCTAACCTTATACCTAACCATGAACCTAAAGTAGTACCTAAGCCCTTACAGTATAATGTACGCGCATTAGACAAAGATAAAGACAAAGATAATTATCTCTCTCCCCCGCGCGCGTATGAAGAAATTCCGACTGGGATTTTTGAAAGAGGGTTGGATGAGTGCTATGAAGAATTGAAGTCGAATAGTTCATGGACGGAAACTGTCTGTATGAATACTCGTTTATGTGGGTATAAGGATTTCGCACCTCCTGATTTTTATGATTATTTGGAGAAGTTCTTTATGAAACTACAGAACGAGGGGGAAACGGTTAAATCACCCCAAGATGCAAAATCACATTTTGCACGATGGCTGAAAATTGAGCTTGAAAAACAACGGAACAATGGAAACAACAATAGGAGCAGTTATACAAGCAAGCAGGAAGCTAACGCCTACGCTCTTAGCTTGCTGCAACAACATAAGCGAGACCTCGAAGAAGGCTTGGCTGACCAAATGGAAAGACCGTTCTGAGGTTGAAAGAGTATTTTCACCAACTCAGTGGGGATATGCCCTCCAGAATCCGGAAAGGGCTTATATGGCAGACTGTCCTTCACTGATACAGTACGATGCGCTTTACGGCTGTGGCTCTTCCGAATACTGGATTGACATACAGGTGTCCGGCATATTCGGGGCTTCCAACAGCAAGGAAAAGGGCGTTGCCGACGGGATAAGAATCTTTTGCCAGTCCTTTGCCTCACAGGTCAACGCTTACAAACTTTCTGAACTGATGCTGTTTTTTGCACGCTACAAGGCCGGGAAGTATGATAATTCATTCGCATCCTTTGATGCCAGAAGAATAGGCAATGCCTTCTTCAAAGAGTTCAAGCCCGAAAGGAATTATGAGCTGGACGCGATAAACCGAAAAAGGGTGCAGGATGAGATAGAGAACAGAAGATTCATTCCACCTGAAGGATATTCTTCTTTGACTTTGTACAACGAACTGAAACGCCGGGCGGAATCCGGAGATGAGGAAGCCAGAAGAATGCTGATGTCACCATGAGGATGGAAAAGAAAGTCAAATCGGAACTCGTATATGTCAAATGCCGGAACTGCAAGAATGCTTCGAACTTCGGGGACAATTCTGCGTATTGCAGGGCCAAAGGGCATAGAGTGTGCGCCTGTGACAGATACGGGCAAATTTGTAACAGTTTTCAAAAGAAAGAATCATAACGAAAAAAGGAGAAATTTATGAATACCGAGATGCAGACAAAGATACGTGAATGGGAAGCGGAACGCGACAGGAACCTACGCATCCACTGTCCTCTTGTAGCTGCCAAGTTTCAAAGATGGATTGACAGGGTGAAGAAAGAGGACGATAGACCGCATTCCCAGCCCTGTGACAAGAATTTCAACAAGAAAGCCTGTAGTTGATGCTTCCATGTAGTAAAATTAATTGTACGGCTTTAAAATAGCTTGTATCAAATAGAATAATTGTTAAAAAATACACGATCATGCAAGGAACAGACAAACTGAATACGATAACCAACATCGTATTTGTCCTCACGGACGTTTTAGAAACCAACCTTCTAGAAATGCAGCAGCAATACAAGAAAGAAGGCTTTGAACTCAGACACGATTCAAAAAGAAACTTCAACACAGCCATAGCCGCGATAAAGAGATTGAAAAGTGATGTGAATCATTGCAGCGAATCCACTCAGGAAAACTTCGGCAATGATTCTGACATGGTGAACGCCATGTTGCTCACACTGATTGACAGATGCGGTGATGATGACAACCTCGCTTATAAGATGTACGAATACATTAAATCTTTCCCGTCCAAACTGAATCTAGACTTGGATTTGGATAATGCGTTCAGCCACCTGTTTAAAAAGGAGAAGTTATGAAATCGCAGAAAAATATCTTAAAATCCATTGAAGGTCTGTCCGATATAGAACTATTTGTTATTGATCTCTTTTGTGGCGCCGGCGGTTTGTCCGAAGGTGTGGAAGAAGCACGATTGGATGGAAATAGATGTGGAAAGGTTGTTTGCTGTGTGAACCATG